GTTCAGACGTGTGCTCTTCCGATCTAAATATTAAGGAAATTTTTTTTGGTACTTCACCCCACCCCCACCCAGAAACGACAACAGAATTCGATCGCGTGGCGACAAAAATTTTGAGTGAAAGGTCAATTAAAAAATACATTTAAAAATATGTAATGGATTATGAATGAGAAACGATCATTATTTCTATTAAATATGTAATGTAAATTTTTTTCAAAAAATATCGTCAAAACTATTGCAAAAAATTCACGCTTATTATATAATAAAGTCAAGTTAGAAATGGAGGTGAGATAAAGTGACACCTGAAAAAGGACAAGCATATACGGAAATGTTGCAACTATTTAATTTACTTCAACAATGGAATGATTTTTATACATCAGAAAATGCAAATAATTTATTAGTTGCAAGTCAACAATTACTGATCAACTATAATGAACCAGTCATTCAATTTATTAATGATGAAAATGAAGATAAATCACTACTAAGCTATTTAGCAGGTGATAATGGATTAGATCAATGGCAGTTTTATAAAGGGTTTTATTATAATTACAACGTTCATATTTTTTAAAATAAGATTTAATAATATATTCTAAAAATATAATGTGAGGTGAACATATGAACTACATTGACGTTGAAATCAAAGGTTTTACAGTCTATGCTAAAAATGATAGACATGAAGAATATGACTTTTTTATTCCTAAACAAGATTACAGAATAACAAAACGTGAAATATTACAACATATACCAGAAGGACATACATTATTGGATAGTAAAAGATCATCAAAAATTATTACAGTTTCTTATGATGAATTATTAAAAATTGAAATATAAAGGAGATTAAAACAATGGCAAATGTAAAAGATTTATTAAACAAATATTCAAACGGTGGCGTTAAATTCGATTATGATAACGAAAAAGAAAGAGAATACATTAAACTAGGTGAATTGGATTCATCAAAAACCTACCCTATTGAAGCATTATTCATCAACACGAAAGGTAAATTTGGTGACCAAGGTGTCATCATTAGTGGTGATTACATTGTTAACCTACCTAATCACTTAACAGAAATGATTGAGGACATGAGAAAAGATGATGAAATGGTTGAAGCCATTAATGACCGTTTATTCGATTTTGAAATTTATGAATTTGAATCTAAGAAATATAATCGTGTTTCACATGGTATTAATTTAGTACCTAGCGAGAAAGCTAAACAAGAGGAACAAACTGAAAAAAAGTAGATAACGAGCGACGTAACCCGTTCGCTCATGCTAATGGTCCAATTGATATAAGTGATGATGACTTACCATTTTAGAAAAATAAAATAAAGGGGGCAATGCCTCCTTTTTTATTATGGAGTGATAAATATGTTAGCGTTTGAAAAAAGTATTATTGATACAATAGAAAAAGATTATTCAAGAAACAAAGGTTTTATTATTCTTTGTCAAAGAAGTAAAGAATATTTAAGTCGTACATTAAAATTTCTTGATGATATTAAATGTGAGTATATAACAATTACTGATAAAGACGGTACGTTTAATATTGTTATTAATTTAAATTCATATAAAGGGGTTTAGTTTATGTTTGGTACAATTGTTACAATAGGATTATGTTTATATGGTATAATTGCTTTAATACTTGTTTCAATCGTTAATTATAAAAGGAGTGATTACATGAATTTGATTAAAGCATATTATAATATTGTTAATGCTCTCAATGATTACGATTTAACAAAAGAACAAAGAGAGAAATTAGAAAATGCTTTATTTGAAATTACGCATATACTAAATGATTTAGAAAGTGAGGGAAAATATTTTGATAATTAAACATCAAATGAAATTACATTTAAATGAATTGGTTGATTGGGCATGGCGTAATGGTGTAACATCTGAAAAGTTTCACTCAAATAATGGTTCATATGTCATATTCGACCATAGTGCAGTAGTAGAAACTTATATTATTAATAAAAATGATCTATTTAATGTGACAGAAGAAATTGAAATCACATTAGATAAACCGATTGACTATTTCCTAGAAAAAGATATTTATGGTAATTATCGTGAACATTTTGGAATAGCAATTAATGATTTACTATTTTTAAATACAACCGTTAATATTTGGCTTGTTAATGATGATAACTCACATATATTGATTTATAAAGACGGAAAACTCATTGATGAATATATGTATCATCAATTTGAATATGAAGCAAATCAGAATAAGCATATTTACCCAAATAATAAAGCAAGTGGAACGTACCCACATAAAACAGAACAAGACGTGACACCACCAAAAAAACAACCTGATACAAAACCCCTACCACCTGAAGAACATACACCAAAAGTGAGAACCATTAAAACATTAAATGGTACAGTAATGAAAGATTATACACCCGTTTCATCAATACAATATGTTAAATCTGTTGGAATCATTGGTGACAGTGTGGGTAAAGGCGCGCATGCTTCATATAACTTTGGTGATTACATCAACGAAAAAACAGGTGCAAAAATTCAAAACTTATCAGTAAGCAGTGCTACAATGAGTGAAGTTAAAGACAATAATATATTAAATCAAGCTAAACAACTCAAAGATAATGAACTCGTGATTATACAGGGTACTGATGATGATTGGTTGTTTAATTCAAATGCAGGTGTTGAAGTAGGTAATAAACTTACTGATACAAAAACATATATCGGTGCATTTTATAAGGTTGTAGAAACGGTTAAAGAAAATAATCCAAAAGCTAAAATCGTTGTGATTACACCAACGAAACAAGCTAAAATTGATGATACAGGAAAAGTAATAAGACGTGATACAGATAAGAATAAAAAAGGTTACACATTAAAAACTTATGTTGATTCACAAGTGAAAGCAACTAAAGATTTAGGATTAGCCTTATATAACGCTTATGACGATTCATTAATCAATCCTTATAATGAAAAATTTAGACAATCGTCTATGAAAGACGGTTTACACCCAACAAAATGGGGTCATGAAATGATGTATTATCGCATTGCAGAAACATATCATAAAAATTTTGATTGAGGTGTAGACAATGAAAAGAGGGAACAAAAGTAATCGTATTGCACGTTCAAATGCTTTTCGTGAAGCAACAACAAAAAAACAATCAACCTATGAACGTGACGGATTTGTTTTTTTATTTGATGATGAAGAATTACAAAAAGAATACATTCATGAATATAATCATTTTAACAATCTATTTGTTGAAAAAGGTAAAGTTAAATTACCTAAACCAAAAAAGATTGGTTACAATGATGCAAAAAGTTTAGTCAGTGGTAAGAATCAAGAAAAATTGACTAATATAGAAAATGTATATAAACAACTTGACTATGAATGGGAAGAAAAAGGTAATATGCACAAACGTCACTTATTCCAAGAAGCAGTCAAAGACAATGACGGTTCACAAGAAATATCCCACTTTATTAAATCAACTCAAGAACTATTTAAAGAACTTGAAGAAGCCACAAAAGTAGACAGTATTGTAAATAAAAAACAAGTCAAATACAACGTTGTCTATTATGTTAGACAGGTGGGTTAACTATGTTTGAAACTGTTGATGATATTATTGAATATTATTCAGATAAGGAGGTTAAAAAATGAAAAAGTCACGATTAAATGAAGTCAAAGACTATCAAAATTTTGTTACTAAGTTTAGACGTTCAATTCCAAAACAATATAATCAAATTGAACTCGCTGATGACTTAATGAATTTAGATATTGATTTTTTAATTTCCATATCCAACCGTTCAGACGGTAAAACATTTAACTATGTTGCATTTTTTATGAAGTTAGCAATTGATTTAGATATTAAGTTTACTTTACTAGCAAGACATCATACATTACGTGACGCTTATCGTGAATTACTTGAAAGAATATGTATTGAACAAAAACATTTTAATGATAAAGATTTATTTTTTAGAAATACACAAGATTATATAGCAGTGGGTTATGGTGATAAAGAAATTGGTATTATTACACATCTTAATAATGCAACCGATTTAAAATATCATTCTAACTTTATGAAGAATTTTCCTATCATTATTTATGATGAGTTTTTAGCATTAGAAAGTGACTATCTCATAGATGAGTGGGAAAAGTTGAAAACCATATATGAAAGTATTGATCGTAACCATGGTAATATTGAATATATCAAAATACCTAAAATTGTATTACTAGGAAATGCAGTAAACTTTTCTAGTCCACTACTCGCAAACTTAAATATTTATGAACAATTACAACATCACTCAAAATTTGGTATGAATAGCAAACGTCAGTATGGTAATATTATGCTTGAGATGAGAAGAAATGAATTTTCTAATGAGAATCGTAACACACGTGCATTTAATACTGATGATGATTCTATGACAACAGGTGAATTTGATTTTAATACGTTCAATTTAGCAGACGATTATTTGAGAGCACATATTTCAAGTAATGGTAACTTTTTCCATATCAAAACCCCCTACAACTATATTAAAGTGATGTATAACTTAAATGATTATCAAACCAATATTAAAGTTGTACCCTATTCTGATGATTATCAGTTTTGCACTGATGTATCAGATGTTGAACATGGTGCATTATTTTTAAAAGATTCTTTTTATAAAGATAATCATCAAAGGCGTTATTATAACCCCTCAAATCTTCATTTTGATAATGCTTACAGTAAATCATTTATACTCAATGAAGATGATTTCATACATTTAAACATGAATAAGATTATAAAATATCATTTAAAATCAGAACGTAATAAAAAAGGGTATCAACCTTTTGAACAAAAAGAAAAAATGTATCATGATAACTACATTGAAAGAACTAAAAAAAATCTAGTAAAATCATTCATAAGCAATGTGTAAAGTTTTTACATATTGCTTTTTTTATGATATAATGGTTTTTGATTAGAGGTGTAGAACATGGGATTATTAGAAGCAATGCAAAAACATAAAGGTCAAAAAAATTTATATCTTTATTGGGATATTGAAACATTAAACTATAATAAGGTAGCAGGAAGAGAAAAACCAACTAAATATAAAAATGTGACTTATAGTCTTGCAATTGGTTGGTATGACGGAAAACACATTGATGTTGAAGTTTTTCCAAGTTTTAAAGCCTTTTATCAATCTTTTTTTGATTACACCTCAAGACGTGATACGATTACGAAATCACAAACCACCATTAATATGATTGCACATAACTGTAATAAATACGATAATCATTTTTTACTTCACGATACAAAATATTATTTTGGTGATGATTTAGTGATAGAAAATTTATTTATGAAAAGTGCAGAAGATAACGAAAATACAATTAATATGAATGAAGCAAAATTATTATCAAAAGAAACAAATGTGATTTTAGAAAAACGTGTTAAATCAAGTATTAATTTAGATTTAATAATGTATTTGAAAGGATTTAAATTTAATATCATTGATAACTTTATGAAAACCAATACATCAATAGCAACACTAGGAAAAAAACTCAAAGATAGCGGGTTTATTAGTGAAGATGAATTAAAAACTGATTTTCAATATGATGTTTTTGATGTAGAACATGATATGACAGATACACAAGCCTATGATTATGCTTATGAATGTTTTCATCAACTTACAGAATCACAAATGACCTATATTAGAAACGATGTCATTATTTTAGGTATGTGCCACATACATTATAGTGATATATTCCCTAATTTTGATTATAGTGCAATGACCTTTAGTGTTAATATTATGAAAAGTTATATCAATAATGAAACAACACGCTTACAATTATTAAACCAAAAAGGAAAGCAAAAAATATCATATACAGATTTTACTTTTTTTGATATGAATTTTTATGACTTTATTAAGGGTTTCTATCGTGGTGGATTAAATATGTATAATTCACGTTATGTTGATAAAATCATCAATGAGGAATGTTTTTCAATAGATATTAATAGTAGTTATCCTTATGTAATGTATCATGAAAAATTACCGATGTATATTTATGATTTTGATGAATATGAACAACCTACAACGATACACATTGATTTAACCAATAAAGATTATTTTTCACTTTATAAAATGGATAAGGTCACATTTAATCGTACTATTTTAAGACATATTGAAAGTGATTTAATTAAGCAATGTCTTGTTAAATACTACAATAATGACAAAAAGTTTGTTAATATAAATACAAACACTTTACGCATGATTGAAGATTTAACGGGTTTAACTTTTGACAAAATAAAAGTGTTTGCTTTTGTGTGCTATGAATGTGAATACTTTGGCGCTCGTGATATTATTCATCATAATTATTTCATCAAAACGCAAGGTAAATTAGATAAAAAAATCATTATGGATTCACCCTATAATTACACGATCACTGATGAAGTAAATACACATACTTATTCAAAGGAAGAAATCATGTTAAGTAAAGTTGTTTTAAATGGTCTGTATGGTATACCTGCTTTACGGTCACATTTTAATTTGTTTAGACGTGATGAGGACGGTTTTTTAGTTAACCATGAAAATGGATATAAAAACAGTGAACGCAATTTATTATTTTCTACTTTTGTGACATCACAAGCCCTTTATAATTTACTTGAACCATTAAAGTCTCTAACACAATCTGAAATAGATGACTGTTTTATATATTGTGATACTGACAGTTTATATTTAAAATCAAAAATTAAACATAAAATAAATGATGAATTATTTGACCCTATTGCATTAGGTAAGTGGGATATAGAAAATCATGTCATTAAAAAAATGTATGTACTCAATCATAAAAAGTACGCCTACCAAAAAGAAGATAACACAATTAAAATTGCCAGTGCAGGTATTCCATTAGACGCATTTAATAAGAATCAATCTTTTGAAAATTTTATTAAAAATGATTTTCACCATAAAGCAATTGTATATAACAACAAATCTATTTATAACGAACAAAAAACGATTTCTATTTACCCGTCAAAAACATATATTGAAAAGGGTACGCCTTATGATTATTATTTCACTAAAGAATTAGAGGATAGAAAAGAAGATGTATTAAAACAAGCAAGACGTGAATATGATGATGTCAATGACGATGATATATTATACATTGAAAGTGATGTTGGCGCATTTTCATTTAGTGATCTATTTCCTTATCAATTTGAAATTAAAAATAAATGTGATATTAATATTTTATATATGGTTCATCAAGATATAAAAAAAGACGCTACATCATAGTAGCGTCTTTTTTACGAGGTATAGTGACAAGTGACGTTTGCCATACGGATTATGTTTTATATTTTATTTACTAGAATGTTCTAGCATACTTATATTATAGCATAATTTTTACTTAATACCACTAAAAAACATAATATTATCACCTGCATTTTCAGGTACACCGTCAATTAATGTATATTCAACAACACGACTAGGCGCCCAATACGGTGGTACGTTATAATTGGCTACTAAAAATGAACCGTCTTTGAAAACTGCTACTACAACACCAGTATGTCCAACCCCTGGTAATGATGCTTGTAAATAAGGTGGTTTACTACTAAATCCATAGCCTACTGTTGGTCGATGTGTAACACGTGCGCCACGATTACGATATACCACCCACACACGTTGACCGTTTGTGACTTGTCCGTCGTCTGCAGGTTGGACTTTACCATGCAATTGTGTCATATAACACTGTGTCAATTCTGTACATTGACCTGTATTACCAAACCTCGGAAATGTATTACCACTGTTATTTAGATAACTAGGTTTAAATAGTGGCACGTCAATAGCGTCTTTATATTTTTGTGGTAATTGAGAATAAGTCCAGTTACCACCAATCACACGTCCACTTTTACCATTAGGTGCAACTGATTTACCCCCTTTATCTGCACCACCCTCACTATCATCGGCACCTGTATCTTTTCCACCACCCCCGTCTATTCTTGATATTAAGTCTTTCATTTCATCAAGTAATTTTTGATTCATATTTAAACGATACGTGTTATTGTATGTTTTTGTAATGGTGAACATCTGATTAGAAAAAAATTTATCAGTACCAATAGAGTGCAAATCCCACTGCATACTGTCTTGTAATTTTTTGAGAAATTCTTCAAAGGCACGTGCCACAACATCAAGCCCACCACTAGAGCCACTAGAACTACTTGAACCACTACTTGAACCTCCTTTACCGTCTATTTTTCCACCCCAAGCTATAATCGTGTTTGCAGCGTCTAAAAATGGATTACCGTAATTTTGAACTCTATTATAACTTGCTTGTAATCCCTCAGGATAATATGCTGCCCATGTAGCAGCAGCAGTTAATGGAATATAGGCACGACCTACTTTTCCATTTTTCATATTATGTGAAAAGTCATAATTACCTTTTGCTTTAACACTAGCAGGAACAAAGTCAACTGGATTTCCTGCATCTATCCAACTCGGTGTACCTGCTTGACGTGATTGTGACACAAGTTTACGTGCAACAAATTGTGCATCGGTTAAATAATTGCCCTGTGGTGATGTATGGTTTAACCAACCCCAACTTCCATTATAGCCCTCATTTTTTTCATATGCGGCAAAAAGTGCAGGTGAAACTCCAATGCTTTTAACTGCATTAAGGACTTGCTTAATTTTAGTTGAACTATTTCCACACCATGCAGAAAATCGACCTATACCCTTAACTTTTCCGACTAAATCATCAACACTTAACCCAAAATCATCATTTAAATTGGAATGTATAAACTTATCAATTTTTTCTTTATCATTCATCTTTTCCACCCTCTTTTTTTCCACGTATCACTTTTAATTTTTCACCTATTTCATCTGGAATAAGAACCCCCATTTCTGCACAGTTTTCAATAATAGATAATCCCTCATTCGCAATATAGAAAAATATTGTTACCATTAATAAACCATTGTTTAGATTTAATATTTGGTCGATGATATTTGCTAAAATGATAATACAGAAAATGAGTATTTTACGACCAAATCCATACATGCTTTTTCTACTCCATAAATTTTTATTTTTAAAGGCTTTAGCTAAACCTGTAATAATATCAACACACATTAATATCATTAAAAAATAGAGTAATTTTAAATCACCTGCATAGATAAATGTATGAAAAATATCCGTTTGTGTGTATTGTACATTGATTTCACCTTTTTGTTCCATTAAATATCCTACTTTCTAAATTTATTTTTAAATACATTTTGTGCCATTGGATTGTTCGTTCCGTCGTTATGCCAAAATCTTACACCCGTTTCAAGTAATACTTTTAACTGTTCTAAAAGCATAGGGTCAATACCATCAATGGTATATGTACCTCTCATTCTTAAATAATTGCATACCGTCCATGAATCAATTGGGAATGGTGTTCCTGCTTGGTCGTTCGTTTCAAAACCTAACATGAAATAATAACGTTTAATATTATCCATGTCGAAGGGCGCGGGTACACCAATTTTCATTGTTAATCCATTAATACTATTTGCAATTTGGAACGCATTTCCCATTTCTGAACTTGTTACTGTTGGTGGTTGTAATGCTAAATCCTTATATTCTGCTCGTAATTCTTTATAGTAATTATATTCATCATTAAATTTTGAAAATAATGCCGTTGGTGAAAGATTTGATCCAATGCTTACAGCATCATAAAATCTTGATTTTAAATCATTACCATTGACAACATTATTGATTCTATTTGAAATTAAATTACTTTGTGCATTTTTTTGTTTATTAGCTTGTTGTGATTGAGCAAGTAATCCATTATCAATCAAAATAGGTACTTCAGCAAAGCTATCAAATGTAATAGCAGTATTTAAGAATGAACCCGTATCAATCAATATTGAATTATCACTTGCTTTGATTGGTTTTTCATTAGGTGCACTGTTATAATCTACTGGATAAATACGTACCTCGTTATGATATCCAATAATAGATTTTGTTTTTAATTTAACACCTGTTCTTTCTGTTATTTTTCCTGCATCAAGTAGTAAACTGTCACCATTCCATGAATATATTTCAATCGTTAAATATTCATTTCTCACTAAATGTTTGAGTTCATCTTGATTACTATTTAACATATATTGCAATCGTTCAAATGGTACACGTAATTCTTTTAATTCCCATTCATTCGATAACTTTTCATTTTTGAGTGTCATTAAACCTTTAATATCTTCTTGTGTTTTAACTGCTTCTAGATCATCAGTATTAATAAATGTAGCAGGTATTAAAATAATTTTTTGAAAGTTTTGCGTAATCCATGGATATTTACTCATTTTATCCATAAATTCGTTAAAGTCTTTACGATTCATCACATACAGATTCACTGGACTTGTAATGTAATCGTAAGTAATCCCTTTTGATGATTCTAGGTTAGGCTCTTTTTTCGTACCAAACTTTTTAGATAAATCAGCACTTGATTGAAATAAAACAAGATTTCCACCAAACTGTTCAAGATAATTATTTAAATAGTATTTGTTACTTGCTTTAATAACATCATCGTTATTTCTAAGTGAGGGTAATAAATAATTGTAAACCTCACGTGGTAAATGTTGACGTTCAATAAAAGCATTTTGTACATTTGATAATACATTACCCTGTGTGTAAGTCATGACTGTATCAATCACTAAATACATTCGTGTGACATGATCGTTGACATACTCAATTTGATTAACAAACGCATAATAACGTCTATTTTCAAAATCAGATTTAAACGTACAGTAATTAATGCCCTGTGCGTCTTCCCATGACATTTGTTCAAGATTTACCATGTTTCTATCACGTATAAAATTAAAAGGAATATTTTTATAATCAATTGCGTTAAAATGATTTTCATTTAAAAAATAGTTGTCACGTTCATTGTTTGATGAAAAGTGAATCGTATTTTGATAATCTGTCAGTGGTGTATTATAGAAAAATTTAAAATGTGTCAGTTTTCTATCTGCCATAAAATAACCTCCTTATATGTAAAAATAGACACGCTTTCACGTGTCTATTATATCATAATTTAATCCATAAATACGGTATTAATTGGACACCACTCATCCCCTGTTGGACTAGGGTAGGTTGTTCCCTCAATAACAACATCACCTGCACGCATAATTGTAATTCTTGTGTAGTAAATTGAACCTGATTTTTTACTAGTATTTTGAACATAGTAATGTGGGTTTGTGAACTCACCATTGATTGGTATTTTACCTATTGTTATAGAATCACCTTTATACCCTTTTACTGCACCACGTAAAGCAACTGTTTTAATGCCTTTTACATTTGTAATGCGATATTGTGGTGGGTCGGTATGTGGTATTAACCCACTACCTGTGATTGTGATATTTTGCCAACCTGTATCTTCAATAGTAATACCATTGATTTTTTCCGTATTCGATTGAATTTTTTTATTTGTTTCTTCTATCTTTTCGTTTAACGTTTTTTGTTCTTGTTTCAATTCTTCGATATTAATGGAATCAAGTTTTTGTTTCATTTCTTCTAAGTTGTAACGATTAACTTTTTCAGTGATTTCATTCACTTTTAATTTGTTATCTTCAACTGATGTTTCAATGACTTTGACTTTTTCTTCATTATCATAAATACGTTTTTCATTATCTGATAATTTTTCTTGTACTTCTTGAACCTCATCTTGTAAGGGTTCAATACTTTCTAAATGAAGAAATCCGTTTTTAGTGTAAATATAAACATCACCGTCAACGGTAGATAATATGTCATTTTCATCAACAAGATTCGTATTAAACTGTTCTAAATGATAAATATCTTTAACACTTCTTACAAATTTACTTGCCATGTTTTTCAACCTCCAATTTTCCCCAAAGATGTTTTTCATTGAGTATTTTTTCTTTTTTATCTTCAATTTTACCAATTGACATATAAAAACGGTTTTTACTAGCACCTTTTTGTTGATAGTAAAACCCTAACCACCAAAAACCATCTTTTTTATAAATTCTATCAAACTTAACGTATTGATTAGGATAAATCCAAGAATTTTTATCAACAATTTCACCTTTTAATGATGGTTCTAATCTCACACGAATTGGACGTTTATTAGTTTTAAATGATGTAAATTTACCATTCCATTTATAAACGTTTTTGGGTTTGCTTTCTTTTCTAAAATGTGGACGAATAAAGTGTGTAACTCCGTCATAATAATGAACACGTTGTGTTGCTAATTCTTGATAGCTTCCACCTAAACCATTCCAATTTTGTTCAAGACATAAATAATAATTTAAATTACCACTAATGACAATTTGAATATGACCGTATTCACTATATGCACCCTCAGTATAGACTGCAATATCACCTAATTGTGGTTTAAAATCACGTGTATTACGATAAACCGTTGCTAAACCTTTCATATCATTTTTAATTGCGTCTTTTGCATTACCCCATAATCTTACTTGACCGTCTGTAATGTAATACATGTAATCAACTGCTAAATCAGCACATTGATAACCAAAACTACCGTCAAAATCAACGCCTACACCTGTATGTGTTTGAATATAGTGTCTAGCTTGCGACAATGTTTTCATTTTTGTTTCCTCCTTTAAATTAGGATAGGCAAACGCCTACCCTAGAATAATCAACCCTTTACTTGATAATGTTTGAGGATCAACATTGGTAGAATATCCATGGTCTTTATCTGTAAATATCCTACTACCATTATACACGTTATAAACTGTTTTGTTACTTGAAATATTTGAACCAAAGCAAGTAATTTCCCCACCACGTGTGGCATAAACGGGTTCGTTTTTAGTACCTGAAATATTTGACGCTTCGGCAAACACTTTAGACGCATATGCCAAAATACCAAAATCACCACTACCTGTGATTGTAATTCTATCAGCAAATATTTGTCCACCACGTGTGGCTTCAATACCATTACGCCCTGCACGTTCAATGACTGCTTCATTAACTGAAATCACAGAACCATAAGCTAATACGTTATCATCTTTTGAACGTGACACTTTTGCACCATATGCAGCAACATAACCACCACGTGTTGATTCTAAACCACGACGACCGTTACCGTCACAATTTATCAATTGGCAATACACATCACCTGCATAAGCAAGTACACCATTACGTTTATTTCCATTCGTTGTTGATAATCTGGCTTGAACAGTTGAACCATGTGTACATTGGATTCCGTCAAGTCCATTTTCATTAGCGTTACCACTTGTAAAATCAACTTTTGAGTTGTTACTTGCGATGACACCATGCCATTTATTACGTGAAGCAGTTGCACCTGTGGCGTCAATAGAACAACCCCTGTTTGCCATAATACCACTTGCACCACAACCATTAGCAATACCTTTATCAAAGTTAATATTAGATGAACGTGTTGCAATGACACCGTATGTTGTTTGTGAATTTGAACAATCACTACTTCTTAAATCAATATCACTTGACGCATAACTGACAACGTTATCATCAATCGTATCAGTGATTTTACAGTTTCTTGCACTTGCTTGTGAACCTGTTGTTACCATTAAACCATGATGTCCGTTAAATCTTGCTTCGGTAAAATCAATATAACCACTTGCACCATGTGAGAAGTGTATACCAATTTCACCACAACGATTGACAGTCATATAGTTACCTGTTAATGATGAATTAAATATTCTTAATCCGTCACCGTACATATTTTGTTGATTATTATATTCTTCTAATTGTTCTCTATTTCCATTATAGGAAAAATCACAATAGTTAGCCCCTATATGTGAACCATTGACACCACATAAACCAATAAAATTAAAGTGTGTAGATCCACCACGTTCAGTCATTTCAAACGTTGTATTATCCATTAAGAAACCACAGTTAATACTATCTGAAAAATCTTTGTTTTGAAGTTTAAAATCAATTTTAGGGAATGTAGAATTAATACCATAAAATAGGGGTTTTACTCTAAAAATTGGATTTGTTTTTATTTCAACTTGACGATTTAATTCAGTTTCATAGGCTTCAACAATATCATTTTCTGATGTAATCGTTATGTGATTATAACGCTTATCACGTAAAAATAATTGTTCGCGCATCATATAATCTTTAAGTAAAATGACACGTATTGATTTAGGTTGAACAATTAAATTTTCAATGTAATCAAAACAATGATTCAATGTGTCAAAATCACCTTTTTGTCCTACTGTATAAGTGACATCTGTATTTGATAACGTTAAAGCGTCGTATGTTTCTTTCATTTTTTGTATATCATCTGCTAGTCCATTTACAAAATCACATAATTCAAAAATAAAACCATTAAAACGTGCTAAGTAATCATAATATGATTTTGAATTGGTATTATAATCTGCATTATCACTGTAAAATTGTTCACGATATATGCCACGACGATACCCGTATTCATTATTATAATTGATTCGACCGTTATTTATATACATATTTTTATCCTCCTACCATATGTGTAAAAAACATTCTTTATCATATGTTTTAAATATTGTATCACGCATTGAATATAACTTTTGTAAGTTATCTATTAAGTATTGTTTTGTTAATCCTGTTCGATTCATTTCATTTTGTGATTGTGTATTACGTTTTGTGTCACTTTCACCATTTCTTAATGAATCAAACGTATTATCTTTTGTACCTGTTTTTTCTGATACTGTTTCACTGGTATTTTTATCACGTGAAATCGTATTTGTGTCTGCATAATCAAGTACCGTATTATCAACATCAATATTCACTTGTGATTGTGGTAATGTAGATTCTGCAGTCCTATTATCGTCAAAACTTTTTGTGATGGTATCTTCATAGTCTTTGTATTCTTCATGACCTTTGTCTTGTTGTCTGTCTTTTGTTTGACCCTGTTCTATTGCATTTTCTAATGCTTTACCAATATCAGTAGACTGTGTGTCTGTTACTTGTTCAATGTATTTATACATATCTGAACCATAGACACGATATATATAATCTTCATGTGTCATGGTGATATATAAAACTTGACTTGCAAACGATTCTACCGTTTGTCTACCAATTTCACGATATAAAAAACGCAATGTAAAACTTTCTTTAAAATATCTGTCAATACGTTCATCATTAAACATGAAACCTTTAAAAAATACTCTATCAACAATTTGTTTAACATCATCATCAAAATACAACATTTTTTGCATAAACGCATATTCTGAATTATTGAAACTAATTCTATCATTATTAATAAACTCGTTTAATCCTAAATGTTGTAATTCACTTTCAATAATTTCATATAACGTTGTTGTGTGTTTACTCAACTTTTCCACCACCAAAATTATCAGTCTTGATATTCATTATATCCATTTCAGATATAGCTTCATCATCATAATAAGGGTGAATATCCAAATTAAAACGACGATTTAACATTTCAAAAGGGTTTCTACCTCTTAAATAAATATTACTATTTGATGTAGTAAATGAACGATTGGATTTAGCTTCCGTATCACTCACACCACTTTCTTTATCAACTGCAAGTGAGTTGACACCTAAAAAGTTTGATAATTCACTCACTTTATTTTGATATTCTCGTTTCATTTCAACTAAAGCAGTAGTTACAAAATCACTACCCAAGTCAATGATATCTTCTTCAGGGTCAATGTATTTATCTGTCTTAATAAAAGGTGCACCATTATACAATTTATTAATAAACTGATTAATCGTTTCATCTTGAATATCAGATAAAAATATTTTACTAAATTTAGACTGCATAATAAGTGAAAAGCGAGATAATATAATTTCAGCTAATTCATCACAATAATGTTCGATAATCTGATAATCATTATTTAAATTGACGGGTTTATTTCTTAATACAATAAAGTCACCACTTTGGCAGTTATCATAATATTCAATTTCTAAAGCATATTCTGGTCTTAAATAATCAGGAATAATAAATGTGATGTCATCTTGAGTTAATCTCTTATTAAAAGTTAAATTGAAGTTATTTATAAAATCGTTACTATTTTTATAATACATTGATTGGATATAACCTAATATCATAATGACACCATTTCTTGCTTTACCAACTACAACTTGATAACCCTGTCTTAAAGCAATTTCAAGTTGTAAGAAATCAATTCCAACTGAATTTTGATTTGTATAATTGATAAGTAGGGGTAAAAATTCAACGTAACGATTAAAAATTAACCGACGAAAACGGTTCCTATGTTCCATTATTCGTCGGTCAATATCTTCAGTCAATTCAACTTTTAAACCAACATCTTTATTTTTTCCGATGTAATCGTTATCTAAATAACTCATGGTTTAAAAGTCCTCCTTTATTATTCTGTTGCACCTGCGTCAGGTTGTTCCTTTGGTGCTTCTGTAATTAATATTTTATTAAAGAATGGTGACATCGCTTTGAATGAGTAATAATGAATCCAGTGTGTAACCTCATCAAATTCGCCATTGTAAAATGGTTCTTTTAACATGCCTTTTGTATTACGTTTATATTTAAGTGCATTAATATCAAAAATAAACGCAAACAATTCACCTTGTGGCTTGATTTCTTCAATGTTTCCTTTAAATTCTTTCAAATCAGATACATTAAATGTAAATACTGAACCAGTAGGGATTACATCACCAATCATCGCTTGATAATCACCAAAGGCACGTAAATAATTGATTGTATCTTCATTTGATAAAGTGACATCTTTTGTTGTTTTATATACACCACCTAAATCATCAAAACTGATGATATGATCTGTGAAGTCAATGCCTGCCATTTGGAAAGTATTCGCAATTTTTGTATCAAGTAAATATGATTTTAAAGAATCAGTAGTTAAAATTGCAATATCACTTAATTTTGAAACAGTTGTATATTGACCTACTGAACCACCAGACGCTTTGTGTACTTCATTGTATTTTGCGCTGTTATTTTGCATATTTAAAATGGCTTCAAATACACGTTCTGTTAAATCTTCTTTAGATGAAGCAGTACGACGGTTTGAATCTTGCAATTGATTAATGGCATAATCAACCATCATTGCACGTATTTCTTTTTCTTCTTGAACGTTAATATCTGAAATCTTTTTACGTAATACACCTAAAGCGTAATTTGTAGCGTCACCTAATGTTTGGAAATTAAAACGTACATCATTATTATTTAATGTGAATTTTTGTTTTTTAACAATTCCTGAACCATATAAACGTGTTGCCATTTGTGGATAATTACGTTTTAACATTAATTCTTCTGATTTAGATAAATTCATTTCAATTGGAATTGTATCCATAATCACGTATTCTTCAGAATATTGTCCGATAAAGTCTTGTTCTTTTGCTAACCAGTTGAAACGATTTCCTAAAGCAATGTCAATCAATAATGTTTCATTGATTTTAGGGAATAGGTATTTATTTACATATGTTTCAAACATTGTATTTACATTTGACCAATTCTCACCAAAAGTCCATTGCTTACCATAATCATGGTTAAAATCTTGCAATGACGCTTTTGTTGAATCTGCAATTAAAGTAGGTATATCTGTCTTTTTATCTGCCATTGTTTAATCCTCCTATACTTCTTGTGTTGAATCATCACTATAAGTTTGTTTTGTCAATGAATGAACTTGTCTACCGTATTCATCTTCTGATTTTGATGTTGCAATACTCATATTTGCATTTAATTCTCTTGATTTATTCAAACGTGAATCTTCATAATTGGCATGTGTCATACCACGCATTTCATTTCCGTCAAAGTTTGCCATTTTTATCACTCCTTATAAATTTAACATTTGTTTGATTTCTTCACTTGATTCAATACCATCTGTTTCTTGGTCGTCATCAACTTCAGTAGGTGATGTTTTATCTTCAAAATTTGGGTCGCTTGATTCTTGCGTTGGTTGTGGTTGTGATTCTTGATTATTTAATCGTTGTTCTAATGCAGTTACACGTTGTTCTAATTGTACAAAAGCTTCTGATTTTTCTTCAGTCACTTCATTTTTAGGTTCAGTTACAACATCTTCTGCACTTTCAATTTTTTCTGCAGGTTGCTCAGTTGATTCTGCTTCAGGTTCTTCTTTAATAATTTTTTCTTCTTCTGCCATTTTATTTTACACCTCTTTATTTTTTAAAAAATGTAAGCAAATTTTTGCTTGACTATATTATAACATAAAAATTTTCTTATTCATAATCCATTACATATTTTTAAATGTATTTTTTAATTGACCTTTCACTCAAAATTTTTGTCGCCACGCGATCGAATTCTGTTGTCGTTTCTGGGTGGGG